TCATGCGGCGACCAGAACCGCCTGTTTTTGATCTCTCGCCTTCTAAGTTTATAGCATTAATTGCTGCCTGATACAAAGTCCCCCATACCTGTAATCTTGGATCATCTTTTAAATACGGCGCTGAATGCATTAATGCACCATATAAATAAGCATTAGGAAAATATTCTAAAGCCCAGTTTGTTGCGTTCGTTGCGCTCAACGCATCAATACGAGAGAAGTAATATAGCTCAGTTGTGTATGTGCCATCTGGCGTTGGATAAACTTCTATCTCTCCTGCTGTAACCGCATAAAACGCAGGCTTGCCAGCAGCATCGCCAGACTTGTAACGCCGATCTAACATCTCAGCTTTACCGATTAACTCCAATGATCGAAAGTCGCCAGAACTAATGTGAAAGCTAATAATCTCAAGAAAATCAGCAGGAATAGCACTGAACTGACTATCAATCGGCGCAATCGCACGCTCTTCCTGACGCCAATGCCTCAAGTTCATATTTAAATCACTCTCAGCCATCGTAATAAAATCAGGTATGACTGATGTTAAATCATCGCGGTTCAGAAACTCCGCAATGCTTGATTTTAGTTCATCATAGGTTGTAAGTGCCATTAATCGAGTAATCCTCTTTTTAGCAAATAGTCTTCAATGCGTTGCGCTTGGTTTTCTGATACACCAGATTGAGCTAAAATACCACCAATAGGTGATGCGTTGGCTGCTGTAAGGTTTGATAGATGCGATAGCCTGGGGTCAAAGCGTGCAAATCGTGATCGTATGTTGGACGGACTGTTAGCAATAATATGTTTTGTGCCTTCTGGTATGTTTTTCATATTTCCAAAAGCAGAACTTGCATCCATTCTAATATTTTCAAATCCAGCGTCAGAAAAAGCTTGTCGAACAATTTCATTCCCAACTAAATTTCCTTGTTCATCAGTAGCATACGAAAATGAATTTCTAAGTTTTTTGTCAAGATTGTCGGCTGTTATAAAGCCATCATAAAAAGCTTCATTTAAAGTTTCTAATGCATTTTCAATATTAACATCATCAAATTTTTCTGCTGATCTTTGCAAACTATTTGCAATATTACCTAATGGACTTTTGTAAAAAGCTTCTTCATAATCACTGTCTGCATAGTCTTGGGCAAGATCATAAATTTCGTCTTCATCTGCATTTTTTCCCAATTCTTTTTTTACTTTATCAAAATAATCTTCTGGACGAGGCGCATCTACTTCGATTGTTGTTGGCGTTCCTCTAGTATAATTTTGAACATTAATTTCACTGCCTCTCACATTTACAGGATAAATTAAACCTAATGGCGCATCGCCCATTAATTCTTTTTTGGCTACAGACATAGCCATTGCTTCGTCCATACCTTCGTCAGTTAATCTTTCTGCCCTTAATTCCAATCTTGTAGTTAAATCAGGGCCAACGCCTGCATAATTTTTATCAGCATCAAAAGGAGATGTTGTAAAATAATCACCAGCGCCAAAATGTCCTTCTACATTACGAGGCCCACCGCCAAACCGCAAAAAATCGTGCGTACTGCCGTGATACAAATCTTCATTACTAACACCCATCTCACGAGCTCTTGCCATACGGCTAGCTTTGTCCATAGGTAAATCATAGTTTTCAAACAAATATTGATTGAGCTGAGTGTTTTTTACAGGGTCACGCATATCAAGCATGCTATCTGTTATATCATCTGCTCTGCCAGACTTTAGCATGTTTAATACCTGATCGCCACGCTCTGCAACGTCTGACGAAACTTTTGATCTTAATGTATTCGCACCCAACGCACCAGAAGGCTTGGCAGCTAAACCACCACCAATCATAGCCGTACCAGCAGTGCCGAAAGCTTCGCCAATCATGTCTTCTTGAGGTATCAAACCTTGATACGCAGCACGAGGCGCATCAATGCCTCTGGCAATAGGTTCAATTAAATTTAACAATAAAGGCGTAATACCTTCATATCTGATTGTATCAGTACCCATAACAGGCTCTTTGGAAAGCAAACCGCCTAAAACTGGGCGTCTTCCTTCTTGCTCCAAGCTTTCGCCTTGTTGCTGGGCAAGGTCAAACAATCGGCTAAAAATACTTGTCTCTTCTCGTAAACGCCGTATTTCATCAGCCGTTGCCATCTAACAATCCCACGCCTTACGAGACCAATAATTAGCCGACAGTTTACTTGACTTCCCCTTAATACCACCAGATCGAGCGCAATACGACTTCTTGTTCTTTGGTTGGTCTTTCTTTATGCTCATTTTAGGATCGCCAAAATTTATTTTCTTTACCTGATCGCCTTCAACTGCCAAGACTTCAAACTTCTTAGGACCACCACGGCGAGGCTTATTAACAGCCGTAAACCCATGCCTCTTTTTCGCCGTGGCAATCTTTTCTGCTCTGCTTCTTGCCATTACTTCTTTTTCTTCTTCTTAGCTTTAGCCTTCGCAACCGCTTTTAAATCAGCGCCTGTTATCTTTCTACGATCCCCAGCCATCGCCGCTAACTTCTTCTGCTTTGGACTATACTTGGAATATGGCATTACTTTTTCTTCTTCTTTACAGTTTTAGCAGCCGCCTTAAATGCTTTGGCAGTCGGAGCGCCCTTGCTACCAGGCTTTCTCATCTTTTCGCCACTTCCTGCCTTAATTCGTTTTTTCTTGGCATGAATGTTTGCATATAATCCAGGTCTCTTCGCCATTACTTCATCCTAATTTTTAACTTGCAGCGCCCTGCACGCATGCACTCTTTAGGGCTTGGGCAATCTTTACAAGGCTTAAACTTCTTATCTTGCATTTTTTGATCTCGCTTTTTTCTTAGCTGTGGCGCTCAAATCACCAAAATGATACAGTCTTTTGCTAGTTTTACCGTGGGTCTTTCCAGAATGAACCTGACCTTTTGGCATCTTATGCATGCCACCTTTATGCTCAGTGCCATCCCGACAGTAATGCTTAACGCCCTTTACCATTATTTTTTCCTGCCGCCCTTTTTCTTGCCGTACTTCATGCTAATCTCCTTTTTTACAAACTCATATCACATTACGCAATCCCTCGCAAATTCCTTCTTAACTCACCACGCCAAGAAGTCATAGGACCAGACAGCGCCATCGCCGCATCTGACGCCATTGTCAAACAAATCGCGTCAGCTAAATCAGGAGACTTTAATCCCCTGCGCCTCATCTGATCCTTGCTCTCAGCAGCCATCTTTCCAGACGATGAAAAATAATACCTTATACCCGTCAAATCCGCCAACAACGCATCATCATTCGGCAACTTACAACTCCGATCCTCTAACCACGCCTTTGTCTTAAACCATAATTCAGTTCTGAGGTTGTTATAAGTCCCACCCATCGAAGGGCTCTCTGCTACGTTCACACCCCGAACAGGAGCGCCCAACTCCCTCATCCGATCAACAACCCCAGAACCTATACCAATACTATCCACAAGTATCTCAGACGGCCTGGAACTAGGAGCCAAAGCCTCATACTCCGCCATCACACGCCCAACTGTCTGCATTAAATCCAACCCACGCCACGACTTAATCTCAGTCACAACAGAACCCACACGCTTGCAAAAAGCCGTGCGGTCTGTGCCGAACCGAGCAGGATCAAGAGACCAGACAGGCGCTCGATCCTTGTCAATATCAATCTGCCTGTTCATCGCAGCATCTACGAGGTGAAAAGGAATAATCGTATCATCATCAGCTAATGGAAACTCACCTAAAACCCTAATTCGAAACGCATTGGACTCCTCGCCATACCTCTCCCTCATCTCATCAACGAACTCATCAGAAACAAGAGGACTTTCAACGCAGCTCCACCGCCTTGTCCACCAACTGTCAGACATTCTATTCTGGCTCTCATAAAACGTGCCAACTGACCTCGTAGGGTTCGACAAAAGGATTGTCGTGGCATTATGACCAGACATGGAACCAGCAGCAGCCTCAAATACCTTCTCAGGCACGCCAGACGCCTCGTCCACAACCAAAAGAACATTTTCCGAGTGTACCCCTGCCAATGCCTCTGGGGTCTCTGCACGGCTTGTACGAGCAGATATAAACATCTCAGACGGTGCGGCGGCTAACTCAACACGATCAGATTTGACCGTCAGTAAACCCTGAACAGGCTTTGGAAGCTCTCCGATCCACCGTTTTAGCTCCGCAAAAAGTGCGTCAAAAAGCTGCCCACTCGTGGGGGCTGTGACGACAACCTTATTAGGAAACCGCATAAGCAGATACCACAGCATCGCCCACGAAGCAGAAGTTGACTTCCCAGTGCCGTGCCCAGACCTTATGCTGATTTTACGTTCATTATCAGCAATGGCCTCCAAAAACTCAGCCTGATACTCTAATGGGTCTGCCCCTAAAACCTCCCTGACAAACAATACAGGATCATACGCATACTTTCGCGTAAACTCCTCAAATGGATTAGCCTCTTCACTCATGCTCAATTACCTTCATATGCCGAGCCATATCCTCAACCTCAATATTCTTGCGCTCAGTGCTAATCTTACGCAAAGCATCTAAATGTAAATCACCCAAGTTTAAAGTTATTTCAGTCTTTGGTCCCGATCCATAACGATCCCTATTCCATCCAGCCGCCAAAGCCTTACGCATATTGATCTGCTCACGCACTGCGGCAATCTGCTGTTGCGTACTGGCCTCGCCCAATGCGTCTACTTTCGATAAACCATCTTCCATTAATGCGTCTGCGGCCTCTGGTAAGGCACGATCCATCGCACGAGCATACTCAGGGTTCTCTCTGAGAGCTCTACTAAGGTAGGACCGACTGCAACCAAAGTCCTCGGCTGCCCAGGCTGTAATTGTTTTGCCAGAAGCCATAATCTCATAGATATAATCCGAACCGCCCTTATCAGCGACTTCTTTGAGGATTTTACGCTTTAATGCTTTTCCTGCCATGTCTACTCCGATTTTTTTAAATTTTAGGACGTATAGGCAGTTTTGGCAATAGGCATGGGGGGTGGGGTGGCAGCCGTGTCTGCGTTTTTCTACACACACACACCCCCTACCTAAAAAAGTTGGGGGGGGTCTGGAAGCGTCTATTTCGCATAATACTTATTATGTTAATTTTATTATTCAATGTAATCAATGACTTAGCTAAAACTGCCTCAGAACTTGTACAAAAGCGACACTAATATTGCCCATAATTTTAGCTTATGTTACGCGCATGTGCGTCTGCGCTGCTTCGCGCCGATGTGTCGTAGCGCATTAATGAAAGACATTGAAAGTCTCTGGGTTCTGCATAAACTCTCGCATTGCTTCACTAAGAGCTACACCCAAAAGTTTCTTATCAACTCCACTATGCAAACGATCAACAATAAACATTATTACATTAGCTGTCTCTTCATGCAGCTCGTCTTCATCAACTTGTGTAAGATCAACAACGAAAGTCTTCATAATTAATCTATGGATAAAAAAAGGCTCGGCGTCAACGTAATGCATTGAAGCGCCGAGCAGTCGAGCAGTGTAAGTTAGTGACAGACGGAAATGAATACTGCACTAACAACTGCAACCTATCAAAATGGTATTGGATCGTCAAAGGATTTGCCCTGCAAGTCAACTACTTCAGCGCCTGGAAAACTTTCCTTTACCGACTTTTCAAACAACCCTAGCTTATTCTCTCTGAGAAGCCTGTAAGCCAGTACGACTTCCCTAATTGTCAGGAGCTCTAAATCTGGCCTATCTTTTTTAATCTTCTGCCAACTCCGCCCGTCTTTCATAATCGCAAAAGGTTTATCATCTATCTCGAACTCCCAAACATCCTCAGAAGCTCTCTGAGCGCCATTACGTTCTGCCTCGGCATCCATAGCAACCCAACCTCTTAGAACAACCTCTGCCCTGACTTTACATTCCTCTGGATCGTTTGCATCAATCGCGGCATTCATCTTTGCCATCGCTGATCCAAACTTCATGGCAGTCTCGACACTCACCAACTCAGGCAGCACATCAATTCCCCACTTCTCTTCCATCTCTCTTGCCTTCTGGTCAGTCGGAGCGATTGCATAGTCACAAAAGATCTGATCTTTAGTCTGCCCCGAATGCAA